ATCGCCGGTTTCTTCATTCAGTTTGTAGCGCTTTTTGAAAAGCTTGATAGTCAGTGTGCCGTCCTCTGCCTCTTCCCCTTCGACAATGCCAAGCTCTCCGTTACCGGCTGGATCCGCAGGTGCTTTTAAATGCCAACTATCTTTAGCAAAGCCCAGGCTGCCAGTTACCATATAAATACCGACATCAACCCGCTCGATTCTAATCCCCCTTGCTTCATGGTTGGCGACACCGTCACCGCACCACTCAAACGTATCTTCATCGATGTCAGGCCGTGTGCAGTTATCTTTTGATAATACGATTCGAGCAACTGGCGAGGCCGCTGAAAGAACTCCATTAGAAGCTTTTGTGGTATTTGTTGTTGTATAGACTTCACAGAGTTGTCCATCATATTGCGCCGTACTTGATTTTAAACGCAGATACATGCGGGGGGCAGAAGTCAAAATAGTCGGGATAAGTATCTGATATTGGTTAGATCCATCAAACGGTACGGTGATAAGTGAAGCATTATTGTCGATCCCCCCGAGCACAGCCTTTGTTAGCCAAAATCCCCCCTGGAGCATTGCGCTAATTGCGCCAGTTGTCAGACCGCCGACGGCACCGAGGCCAAAGGAGCCAACACTCAACAATCGGCCTGCGGTCACGTCTACCAGATTTGCCTGTTTGGTTAACCCCAGATTAGCCAAAGCACCTGCAACAGTATTAGCACCGGTCCCACCATTGCCGATGGGGATAACGTTCTTACCTGTGAAAATTGGCCACCAGTCCGACCAATTTGGTGCTGCTGGAGTGAAAGCACCTGTGAGTCCGCGAACATAAGCTTCACCTTGAAACGTGATATACATCTGCTGGCAACCATAGGCTGACTTGGTCACATACAGAGTTCCGGCCTTTGCGAGAGGGTATCCGTTGGCGACCACTGCATTGGCGTTTGCTGTCTGGTAGTAAATATTGAAATCAGTCACATTCCCCAGACTGTTTGGCGTCACTGTGGCATTCAGAAGGCCACCGTCGGTATAAGCTTTCGCCATGTCAGAAGTCAGTTTTGCAAAACTACTGATGTTTACGACCGTTCCATCAGGAGCCGTCACACTGACAGCGCCAGTTCCCGTCATGATAGTTTGCCAACCATCCATCTGTGATTGGTAGTAACCCAGCTGCGCGGCCAGGCGTTTGGAAAAGTCAGGTATCGAATCCGTGTAAAAGCTCATCACCGCGTAAGCCGCGCCAGCGGCCACGGTTCCGGCAGAGGTCGTGAGTGTAAGGTGAGTAGCATCCTCCACGCTGGCAATCTCATATATTTTAACGGTACCCGATGCCGGAAGCAGAAAGGCCTGCCCCGGTCCGACGCCGAACTTAGCATCTAAAAAGTTAGTGCCGGTGCCGGTGACCTTTGTTGCCGATACGGCGACTGTGCCTGTTTTATACCAAGCCATGTTTACGTTACTCCAGATAATAAAAAACCCGCCGAAGCGGGTCTGTTTAGGTTGGGTAATTTATTTTTCACACGTCGTCGATGTGAAGTTTGATCTGCTAACCCAGCGCCAGCCAAAAGGGTCTCCGGCTTTATACTGGGTTTGGCTGGCTACCTTACGGACGCCATAAATCTGCACGGACGTTTCCTGTCCACCGATGAGCGCGGTACCGCTACAGACGGGCTGCTGCTTCTCAAGCACGCCGGAACACCCCGTAAGCACTCCCGCCAATGCAATCACCAATAAAATCTTTATCATTTTCATGTCCCTTCGATACTGGATATCGGGACGATAACAACGATATTTGGAGAGGGATAATTGGTTAAATAGATCAATTTCAAGAAATTGATCGTTCAAAACGATCGTTGAATTCAATTTATTGATTAATAAGGAGATACGTCAATCACATATATCAGATCGTTAGAGTTCGCATACCCTACGTTCTCAAGCTGATCACCGCCTGGGCTGGTTGTCTGAGATGAAGAAACGCGAGTAGTTGTTCCATTAAAATATGCATACGTCTGGATCGGCGACTGAAAGGGTCTCGTTGCTCCACCAGAATGGATCACGCCGACCATGAGCCCGGTCATCTGCGGCATAACCGCGTAGTTACCGGTGAGAGTAGTATCAATGTTATAACCAAGGCCCGCGGGGTTACCCGGCGTCCCAACTGCAACGGGCGGATTCATGACCTTGGTTTCATTCGTCAGTATGCACTGCCCCTGCGCGTTATTGATAGCGATCCCCCACGCCGGTTTTGGCTGAGGGATAACGATACCGAATATATAGACGGTGACATTCCCAACACCTCCACCGGCCAATGTTCCTACCGTAAGCGTGTATGCTCCGCCGTTATTATCCAGCCGTCCATATACGCCGGTTACGTCAGATTTAAAAGCGACAACAAAGGGGCTCGAAACGGAGACGGCTAAGTTAATCACGCCGCCGCTTCCGCCAAAGTTGTACACATTCTTTGAAACCAGACTCATCGGCGTCGTATCTGGCGTAGAGAACGGTATCCCGAACTCATCGATCAGCATTGCCCCATAATTAGCCATGTCATTGCTTCACTAAGTAGACGATCAGCCAGCCTTCTGCCGCCGTGAACGTTCCGGTTGAATAATCAGAACCGGCATTTGTGAGGGATATGCCGGTCGTGGTGGTGGTGATTTTTCGCCGGGCAGATGAAAGCTCAGCCCCCATGACCGGCGACTGCATCGCAGCCACCTTATAACCAGAGGGTACGGCATAGGACCATGCCCCTGACACCTGGTCTTTTGAAAGATAGATAGAGCCCAATATCAGGATCCTAACCAAACCCGTGTTATTTGGGACTCCGGAAGCACTCCATGTTTGAATGCCAAAGTTCGCCAATCAGAATACCCCCGTCAGTTCGCCGATCTGCACGCGCAGCACTCCGTTACCATCTGCAACGCTGATCGTAGAGTTGCTGGTTTTCATCTTGCCGCCCAAGCCAGAGCCGAAGTTAACAAAGGTGCCGCCTTTATCCAGCCGCCAGCCGGAGACGTTGGCCACGTAGTTCGTTGACTGAATGAAGTTGCCGATCTTGGCATTGTTAATTGTGCCGTCCTGAATGAAACCTTCATCAATGAACGTCTGCCCGCTGCGAATGGCGAAGAACGCCTTCGGGACGCCGTTCACGTCCGACATCACCACAAAGTTATTCGCGAGGAACGCCACCGTCGACTGCATGCCGGCAGGCGTATTTTCCAGCCCGATCCCCATACCTGCAGCGTAATACTGGCCGTTGCTGTTTATCCCTAACTTAATGCCCCACTGCGCCGACGCCTTACCATTCAGGTCGACCACTGCGGACGCCGTGGTTTGCACCGTCGCTGATAGCTCAGAATTAGCATCGTTCAGATCCTGAATTGATGCGGACACTGTTTGTTGATACTCAGCGAACGCCTGCTGACCGTCAGCAACTGTCTTTTGCGTTTCAGTAATACGCGCATTGAACTCAACAACCTGCTGTTTAACCTGGCCTGTTGCCTTTCGCTGCTCCTTCGAGTCACGGTCATTCGCCAGCGACGTTTCAATGCTGGCGATATAGCTGGACTCATTATTGGTGATAACTGTTGTCAGTGATTGGTCGGCATCTGTCTGGGCCGTCTGAATAGATGAAATGGACGCGGTATTAGAATCAGTCGCGGCCTTAACACTATCAATCCTTGATCCCAGGGCATTATCAGCGGTCGTCCGCGCTGTCACTTCTGACGTAATGGCAGTGGTGTTGCCGTCTGTCGTGGTTTTAACAGCGTCGATACGGGTACCCAGGGCGCTGTCAGCAGAAGTTCGCGCTGTGGTCTCCGACGTAATGGCCGTCGTGTTGCTGTCAGTGCTCGCTTTTACTGAGTCAATACGCGTGCTAAGGGCGCCATCCGCATCGGCTCTGGATTTCGCTTCGGCGGTTATCGCCGCGGCGTTACTTCCAGCTGACGCGGTCACGGTATCGATTCGGGTGCTCAGTACACTGTCAGCACTCGTTCTGGCGGTTGTTTCACTGGCAATCGCAGCGGTGTTGCCGTCGGTCGTTGCCTTCACTGAGTTAATGCGGGTGCCGAGTGCAGAGTCGGCATCCGCCCTGGCCTTCTGCTCAGTGGTGATGGCCGTGGTGTTGCCGCCAACGGTGGTCGTCAGGTTCGTGATACGGGTGCCGAGTGCGGTATCTGCCGTAGTTCGGGCCGTTGTTTCCGTGGTGATTGCGGTTTTGTTGTTGTTCGCCGTTGCAGTGACTGTATCTACGCGGGTGCTCAATGCTGAGTCAGCGCTTGCCCGCGCGGTGGCTTCACTGGCAATCGCTGCGGTATTGCCGTCGGCTTTCGCCACAACCGCATCAATTCGCGTCGCCATCGAGGAATCAACGTCCTGCAATGTCTCGATTTGCGATATGACATCAGCAATGGATGAAGCGTCGCCGCCGGTGATATCGGTGATCTTCTTCTGCAGGTCTGTATTCACCTGGTCAATGTGAGTATTAGCGGCAGTAACCTTGCCCTGCAGATCCGTGTTCACCTGATCGATGTGGGTATTAGCCGCATCAATTTTATCGTTGGCAGACGTGACAGCGTCATCCAGCTCTTTGACGCTATCCTCTACAGAATCAACCCGAGAAACTAACTGCTTGCCCACGTCAGAATTCAGCACTTCTTCGGCGATGTCGCCCAGTATCTCGGACACGTCGACCGATGACGTCCCCATGACGAATTTAGTCCACTCCCCTACGTTACCAATCCTGTCGACCAACCGGGCGCGGTACCAGCGGCGAACGCCTGCCGCCATCGGTCCGTGCTGATACGACGAACCCGGATAGGGAACAGTCACCAGCAATGTCGGGTTTTGATGGTCATCAGTGGTGGACTGCTGCAACTCGGTATAGGCGGTATCACCGCTGCCTGCAGGAAATGCCCAGGTCACGTTGATATTCCAGACGACGTTGTCGCTGGCGAGCAGATTTGTCGGCGTGCCGGGTTTACCCACTTTGCCGTTCAGCGTAGTCGAATCAGCGTATCCCCACGGAGAGGACACATCGACGGCGTTGATCGCCCGGACGCGCACGTCGTACACGCCCGCATAAATTCCCTGAACGGTAAAACCCTGCGCGCTGGTCTTACCTACGTTAACCCAGTCGCCGTTGTCTTTGCGCCACTGCGCGGTGTAATTGATCCCCCCTTCCACTTTGTCCCAGGACGCCTGCAGCGACGCGACGGTAAGCCCCTGCGCGATATGGTCAACTTCTGTGACAACGATATTTGCCGGTGCCTTCATCACGTTAGTTGGCGTCACAGTGATCGGTGCTGAATCGACTTTCACCCCGTCATCGATGTAACGGTATTTATTCGGGTCGTGCTGCACGCCCGCAACCGTGAACGTGCCATCGTCATTTGATGAGATTGACGTGATACGAAAGTATTGAATCGCTAAGTTATCGCTGTCGATGGCCCACACCGCGCCGCTCACCGGCGTCATGCGGTAGGCAGCGGCAACGGTGAACGTTTTCTTATCAGCGCTGACGCCGCTGATCGTCCGCGTCTGCGCTGTTCCATCGGGCAAATTCACTACCAGACGGTCGCCGATGCCGTAATCCACTACCCGGTCAACGGTAATGTTGTTGCCGTTAACCGCACTGATGCGTCCGCCGTTGGCTTTCCCGGCTCTGAACGGGTCAGCGATGCCAATAATTTCTGACGGCATGGGAATGTAACCGTCCAGCCCAACGCCAAAGGACACGGTGCCGTCTTTCGAATTGGACAGGATCACCCAGCGCCCGCGGCGGTGCGCCTCGCTCTGAGATATGCAGCCAATGGCCGTCAGCTGTGTCTCATTCCAGTTATATCGGGCGACAAGCTCAGGCTCATAAACGCTCTCGATCGTGTCAGAATAATGATTAATCGGATCTGACCAACTGACCTGACAGGAAGAAAAGCGGTTTTTATAGGAGCCCCCGGCGTAGGTAAACATGCCGTCGACCACGTTTGAGCTGTGGTAGGTAAAATCCACATCGTCCTGCGGAACGTCGGCGCGCACGAAAATCTGGTCGTTTCCCCAGAAGGTGATGCCGCGGAAGATGGCGGCCAGATCCCGCAACACGGTGTAGGCGTCTTGCTGGTTCTGGATGAACACGTTGCAGGTAAAACGTGGTTCTGTGCCTCCTGCTCCGTCGGACACTGCAGCGTCACAGTATTGGGCGATGCTGTACAGCTCCCATTTGTCGATCATGGTTGCGTCAACGCGGTTACCCATGCCGTATATTTCATCGAGCACCAGGTCGTAAAAAATCCACGCGGGGTTATTGCTGTAGGCAATTTTGAAATCACCCGCCCACGTGCCGCTGTAGATTCTGGTCACCGGATCATAGGTGGTCGGTACGCGGATCAGTTTACCCTTTGGCTTGCAGCTGGTTTTCGGCACGCTGCCGTTAAACTGGCTGGAGTCGAGCTCGACATAAAGCAGCGCTGTATTCGGATAGCGCAACTTACTGTCGATGACCTCAGCAAAGGAAAACACCTTGAAGGCATTTATTAGCTTGGTTGAGGTTGAATCTGGGGTGATGCGGCGCACGCGGATTGTCCAGCCTGACGCCGAGTCAGGTAGATCGATGCGATGGTCACGCTGATATTCTGACGTTGTTTTTCCGTCAAACTTACCGTTGACGACCGTTTTATACGCCGCACCGTCGATAGATAGGTCTATGGCATATTCCGTGACGGTGCCGACCATGTCGCCGTTGTCTTTGTACTGGTACTGAATCGGCAGGCTCAGCTTGATCCGGATAGCATCGAGCGTCAGGTTTGAGAATTGCCGGGTCCACGGCGTGGAGGCTTTTACCTCGATGCCCACCGAGGATTCGTTATCAATTTCAGGCATGCCCTGCAGGTAGGTCTGATCCTGCGTGCCTTTACGGTAGTCCCACTTCACGCCGGTGAAATTATAGGTGCCGTCATCGTTCGCCAGCGGGGTATTGTTAAGGAAGATTTGCTGCGCGACCAGGTCACCCTGAATCTCACCCTCGGAGAGCGCAAGAACCATCTTAAGTTTCGCTTCGGACAACAGATCATCGGCCTGCTCGACCGGTGTATGGGCACTCCCGCCGCCGCCTTTAGCGCCCCGAATAATAGTTTCGCCTTGAAGTAATTGCATATGACGCCCATAAAAAAGGCCGCACTGCGGCGGCTATTGATGGATAACTGATCGAATATCAGGATGTTACCGATTTACAGATAGATATATGGTGAGTATTCAGCCCGGTCATGTTTGGAGCATGATCGTCATTCACTGGAGGGATGGCTGATTAACTCTGGGTAAGGAAATAAGATGGGCAACTATAATTTCGAAGCGGCCAACACTGATACCCCTGTTAACCCGGAGGAAACCGCACATGCTGTATTGGCCGTGTTAGCAGTATTAGGGGCTGCAATTGCAGATGGAGACCCAGCAAAGAAGGAAGATCTGCTAAAAAAATTAGATCACGCCTATTTATTTAACACAGATGCAACATGCAGCACTGAAATTGCAAGAATGGCGAAATTTATCAAAGTGGCCCTAGGGTGACCCTAATAGATCCATCATCAGCATACTGAGTAATAACGCCATTTCTCACTTCTAATTTACAAGCGGTCTTTTCTGAAGGCTGCTTTTTTTTATAAAAATCTGCTTTTTTCATCAACTTTGTGCGTTTTTTATTCTTCATCACTCACTCCTGCCTTTCGGCGTTAATTAAATTACTGCTGATCGCTGGAGAAAATCCCCGCGCTGATGATTGCGCCGCCGATTTCACGCTGGCCGTAAAGCAGCGGCACGGGGTATCCCATTGCCACCGTGTTGACCGGTGCGCCGAAGGCGTAGTTGGCTTTATTGTCGGAGTCAGACGATGCCCCGACGTTAAAACTGGGCTGTGGCGTGAGCATCTGCACCACGCCGCCGATGGTCATACTAAGACCAATACCCACCAACGCGGTTGTTGTGCCGGCTACTGCTGCCGCACTGTATCCGGCTGCGGACGCCCATGCAGCGAAGGAAGCGCCAGCCGTAAAGAAGGCGGCCACCAGGGCAACGGCGCCGATCACGATCTGGAGTGTCCCCGCCCGCTTCGCCCCTTCAATCACCGGCACCATGGTGTACTCGGTCGCCGCCGCCGACATGTCGAACTCCTCAAGCGAGATGTTGTTCTTGCCGCTGTAAAAAGCGAACTTCACCCCATTGAGATGGGCGTTTGAAACGTACTTTTTGAACCCCTTCACCTGCGAGCACATCGCGCGCAAAAACTCGTTGATGTCCGCCACGTGAAACCGGTGAACCCTGCCGAATTTCTTTCCGATTGCGCCTTTGAGCGTCATGGTTTTAAGCATCAGCTAACTCCTTGCGACGGACGACGCGAACCGTCCGATCTCGGTAATATTTGCCGTATGGAACGCGGGCAGATAGGTTGCCAAACATGTGGTGAACCATGATGTTATCACCGAGATAAATCGCCGCGTGATTGGTCACCGGCGCCTGAACGCGCATCATGATCATGTCACCCGGCTGCATGCTGCTGGCATCAATCTCAACGAACCCTTCAGCCTGCCAGTTATCGTCATAGAGATTTTCTTTCCCGTCGACCCACCACTCACGGTCAACCGAGTAATTATTTACGGCAATGCCGTGCTCCATCCGGTAGTAGTCCATGATGAGTGACCAGCAGTCAGCATGGCCCAACACCCAGCGGCGGCCAGCAAGCTCGCGATCGCCGCGCGGTGACAGCGTACAAAAATCACCGTCCGGCCACGACATGATCCCCCACTCCACGCCGGTGTGGTCACACTGGACGCGGTCCATTTCTGACGGCACCAGTTGCACCACATCGGGGTGTGAGTGGATCACCATAATCACCTCCCCGACCTCGGTCGCCGCCAGATAATCATCCGGCGACAGAGTGAAAGTTTCAGCCGCGTTTTCGGCAATGTTGCGACAGGGAATAAAACGCTGGCCGGTACCGGTTTCGACGATCAGCCCGCAGGCTTCGTTCGGATATTCAGCGGCCACGTGTGCGCGGATTTCGCTGATGAGTTTTTCACGCATAGTTATTTCCCCTGTAGATTGGCCGCCGGGAAGCCGCCAAAGGGTAGCGGGTTTTCTGTACCTAACCGCAACTTGCAATCTGATATCCGGCCGCCGCACACATCCAGCGCGGGATTGCTCGTCGGCGTACCGTCTTTCAGAAAGTAATTGGTGCCGTTGTAATCGCAGCCGGTCCCCGTTCGATACCATCCACGCATGCACCAGGTGCACACCGGGGTTATCTGGCGGGTCGGCAGTTGCAGGCTTTGAACGTCGAACGGCGAACACAGCTCGAAGTCGACCTGAATACGCGTCTCGGCTTTTTTGGCGTTGATGTAGTAGAGCTGCACGCGTTCATCAATCGGGCTGGCCGTCGGGTTTCCCGCCGTCCAGTTCGCGGCATCAAGATATTTGGCCAGCGTGGTGTGCACTTTAACTTTTGCTTTCACCATGTCGTCGTACTGCAGGCACAGCGCCGTGACGTAGTTGCCGACGTTACCCACCGAAAGCGTTGGCGTTGGCTGCGACCCCGTGCTGGATAGCTCCAGACCGGTTAACTCATAGGGGTGCGGATCGTATTCATTACCCTGCCAAATGATTGACGGCAAATTGTCGGCGGCGAAAGACTTCCAGCCCGCGGAGTCTATGTTGTGCGCATGAAAGCGCAGCACGGTGTCGAAGCCAAACGCCGTCCCGTCGATTTCTATCAACTGGATCAGCTGCCCCGGTTCAAGCGCCTGCACGTCCTGAGTAAAGCTCATGATATCTCCAAATAAAAAAGGCCACCCAAAGGCAGCCTCAGATAGTTGTGGTGGTTTTAAGGCGCAAACGCCTGCTCGAAAGTAAAACTCAGCGTCGCCTTGTCTCCTGCGGGAAAGCTGACCGACACCGAATCAGACTTTACCCGCCAGAGGAGCCGTTCTCCCCAAGGAGTCGTCCACCAGAAGGATGAAATCACGTGACTCAGAAGAAATTGACGGATCGACGACGCCTCCGATTTTTTACCCGTCCAGCTCAGGTTCCACGTTTCAGCTTTGGCATTGATGCCGCTGGCGGCAACCTGCTTGTAGCCGTCGCCGAACTGCGCTTGTAGCGTTCTGACCGTGTCGGTACCCTGGGCGCTTTTCTGCGTTCGCCAGGTAAAGGTGTCTGTAGGCATCACTTCTCCCAAAATTAAAGAATGCGTCATGCGGAGTTATTTTTTATACAGCAGGCCGCCGGGAGCCATTTCCTTCCTGAGCCTGTCCGATATTGTCTGCTGAACAATGCCCTGCAGCTGTTTGGCGGTGTTTGCCGTATCGCTGCTGCTGACGTCATTCGATGAAGACTGCTCGCCGATGGTCACCGGGGCGTAAACGCTGATGTCGGTCGCACCGAACCTGCCCGCCGCCCCGCCGGATCCCACGTACCCACCCGTGGCATAGCCCTTCATCAGGCGATAAAGATTAGCCACGCCCAAACGGCTGGTCGCCTCCTTGGTGAAAACGAACTCCCCGCCGTGAACGATGCCTTTGGGCTCATACTTACCTCCGTGTCCGGTGTAGCCGCCCACGTCAAACTCGCGGATATAGCCGCCGTTATAAGCCAGCTGCAAATTACTGTAGGCCCCTGATGAGAAGGATGTGTTTGAGGATGAAGATGACGCGCTGCTGCTGATCCACCCCAGCGCGGTCTGGACTGTATAGGCCACGATTAACCGGCTGATGACCTGACCGATCATTTTTAAAATAGAGACACTAAACTCTTTAAAGCTGGCTTTACCGGTGGTCGTCAGGCTTGTCAGGCTGTCAGCAAGGCCGTTGAATCCCGCCTGCGCCACCTGTTGCACCGAAGTGAATACATCGGTTGCAGATTCGGCGTATTCGGCCCAGCCCTGTTTCGCGCCCGCCACCCAGTTCGACCGAAGCGCGTCCTCTGCCGCATACGTTGCCTGCTGCTCCTGCAATACCCGTTTCTGAGCGTCCGGATTAAAGGCATAGGTTTCCTGCAGACGCTGCAGCGTCGCGGCTCTTTCCGCCTGTTTTGATGAAACGCCATCCGCCTGAGCATCCAGCGCAGCGCGCTTTGCAGACTGCTGCAGGGCAAACTTATCGGCCTGATCGGAGAGCGCATTCAGACGCTGCTGGGCCGCGACTTTGTCGCCTATCGCCGCCAGCTGCCGTTTGTATTCCAGCGTTTCTTCTTTATGCGCCAGCAGGGACTTTTCCTGCGCGGACAGCTGGCGGGTGCTGGCCGCCTGCTCCAACACCGTATACTGATTCTCCGTCTGCCACAGATCTTTGCGCTGCTGGCTGATAACGTCGTTCACGCTGGTGTGCTCCTGCAGGACTTTGAGCTGGGCCTGCAGGGTCATCAGCTCACCCTGCGCATTATCCGTCGCCTTGTCCCCCGCTGAGGTGGTGATCGCCTTCGCTTTGGGCGTTTTCGGATCTTTATATTTCTCTTCAATACCCTTCTTAATCTGGGCAATTTCATCGTCGCTCAGCGCCTGATTAAGCCGGCGGCGTTCGGCGATGTACTGATTAAGACGCTGGTACTCCTGCGTTCTTTGCTCTTCCTTGCTCTGACCCGCGTCTGAAATCGACTGGAAGTGCTGCTGATTCTGAAGCGAGCTGCGCTCAAGGTTTGACTGCTTCTGTTTTTCGTCGGTTTTTCGCTGCTCGGCGTGAAGCTGCTCGGTCAGGGAGGAGACCATCTGGCGTGCCTGATCGCGCGCCGTTTCCAGCCCAAACCGCTGCTGCCCCTGCGCGGCGGTGTTTCTCAGCCCTTTATCCAGCTCATACAGCCTGTCCGTGGCGTCCGCGAGCTGTTTCTGAAGCGAGTCCGCCCGGCCAATATCCAGCAGGCGGTTCCACATGGATTTGAAAGAGTCGCCGACGTAGTCCGCCGCGGTCTCCAGCGCGCCCATGTTCTCTTTAATGTTCCCGGCCATGTCCTTGAAGCCGGCGGCGGCGGCGGTGTTCGCGTAGTTAAGCGCCTCCGTATATTTGCCTGAGTCCTGCAGGCTTTTCACGTAGTCCAGCTGCTGGGCGGTAACGTGACCATATTGCTCGGCCATCGCCCGCAGCCCGCTTTGCGGATCTGAGGTAATGCGGCCAAACGCCGCCGCCAGATCCTCAACTTTGGTGCCGGTGGCGTCGGACAGGGTAGAAATGGAGGTGGCCACGCCCAGGAAGTTTTCCCCGAGATTGGCCCCCGCTTTGACTAACGCATTGAGCGCCGCGGTACCGGCGGTAAAGGAGTCGCCGCCCTGCGCAATCGCCTCGGCCATTACCAGCAGGTTGTTGGCAGTCTGCCCCGAGCGGTCACCGGTCATCACCAGCGATTTGTTAAATTCGCTGAGCACCCCCTGACCCTTTACAAACGAATAGGCCACGGCCACCACGGCAACGGCCAGCGCCACAAAGCCCAGGGTAGCCGGCGTGAGCAGGCCACGCACCTTCCCCAGATTTTCGGCGTTCTCCGCCAGCGCATTGGCATTCTCAGATAACGAATCTTCAGACTTTTCAGCCGAATCACTGACGCCAAAGAGCGCGGCCTGGATCGCACGGAAGAGGTTCGATACGCCGCCGAAGGAGTCTTTAACCTGCCCGCCCTGCTGGAGCATGATAAGGAAGGGGCTTTGCCCACCGGCGAGCTGGGTCGCGATATCGGTAAACTGTGCGGGCAGGTTGCGCAGGGCGTTGTTGTACTGCCCCACGGATATCCCCACCCGTTTTGCCACCAGCTCCTGACGGGAGAAGGACTGCTGAACCTGTGCGGACGTCTCAACGGCGGCGGCGCTCAGCCCGGTAAACTGCTTACGCACGTAGCCGAGCTGTTCATTGAATTTCGCGGCGTCAACGTCAAGATTAACGACCAGATCACCCACTGGCTGGGCCATAGCGCACTCCTCCTGGCAGGCTTTCTGCGATCGCCATTAGTTGTTCATCATCAGGTTCGTGATTTTCTTCCACGACCTTGGGTTTAAGCAGGCTAAAATGGCCCGCGGTCAGTTCTGTTTCCCCGCACACCAGCGATAAAATATGGAGGCTAAGCGAGGCAAAGTGGGCATCAAGTAACGCCTCTTCGAAGTAATGGGTCTGATAGAACTGATGCCATTCCTCGAGCTCGCTGGAGGACATGTTTGAAAGCATGGTGCGCCAATTGGGTCGTCTTAACTCGCGCGCCAGCTGCATAACAAAGCCCTTTTCACGGGTTAGCGCTTTTCCGCCGTCTCCTCTTCAGCGACGGACTCTGAGGGCGCAACTTCCGTGGTGACCTCGCCCTGCTCCGGGTTCAGCATGCCGGAAAGGATTTTGACCTGCGTATCCGCTTTGCCGATGGCCTCGACCGGCCAGGTGCTCATGACCTGCTGCTGCAGATCGTGAATATCCGGCTTTGGCGACTCACTGTGCCAGAGCGACATGGCAATGATCATCGCGCCGGCGCGGATATTGAGCTCGACCAGCGCGGACGTCAGAGTCTGATCATCAGGCTCATCTTTCGGCAGGGCCTTTTCCTGCGCCGCCAGATAGTGCAGCAACTCAACGCGCTGCAGCGCCGAGAGCTCATACAGCGTGGTTTTCGCCCCGTTAAACTCAAACAGTTCAGACTTTAAAAACATGCTCGCTCCGTTAGGCCGCCGTGACGGTCAGGTTACAGATGGCCACTTTCTGACCCTCATTGGTCATGATGATGATTTGCGCCGTGCCCGCTTTGACGCCTTTGGCCGTCACGTTTTTGCCGGAGACGGTGATGGTGGCAACGGAAGGGTCAGATGACGCCGCGCTGAAAGAACCGTTGGTCGCGCCGTCAGGCAAGACCGTGACGCCGATGACGCTGTTCTGCCCGACCACGACGCTCGCGGCGGACGGGGTGACGGTGACGCCCGAGACCGGTACCGCGGCGGCCTGATTGCTCTCCGCCAGCGCCGGCTTGCCGGTGTTGGTGATTTTCACCGTGCGGGTGATCACCTCTTTTACCGGTACCGCTTTGCCCAGGCTGCTGATCCAGCCCCGGAAAACGTCCACGGCGGTGTTGGGGTAACGGATTTTGTACCCGCGCACCGCGCCGTCGTAGAACCAGTTAACCAGATCCTGCTGGCCGCTTTCGCCCGGCTTCCAGGCCAGCGTAAAGG